CACGACTTATCAACTGACCAAATGCTTAAAGTTGCTGGTCTTGACTGGGAAGTGGAAAAGATCCCAGCGTATGTTGATATCAAAGGCGTCCCGACTCAAATCGGTAAATCTGCTTTGGTCCGCTCGAGCGATAACAAAATCCTAGACACTGTGACAGACGATTGGAATCCAGTGCAAAACCAAGAAGCATTTGATTTCTTCAATGAATATGTGCAAATGGGTGATATGGAAATGAATACAGCTGGTTCGCTCAAAGGCGGACAGATTATCTGGGGATTAGCCAAAGTGAAGGATTCCTTCGAATTGTTCAAAGGTGATCAGATTGATTCGTATCTTCTATTCACAAACTTCCATAAATACGGTTTTTCTACAGACGTAAGGTTCACACCAATTCGCGTTGTTTGTAACAATACACTGACGCTTTCACTGAGTGGAAATGTAGATCGTATGGCTAAGGTCTCGCATCGTCGGGTGTTTGACCCTTCTCATGTTAAAGAAATGCTTGGTGTCGCCACTGATAAACTTTCACAATACAAAGAAATGGCTGCATTCCTTGGTGGTAAACAGGCTAAGAATGAAGATGTTGTAACTTACTTTAATCGTATCTTCCCTGTAACTGGAGTTGTTAAAAAAGACGATAACAAGAGAAAGAAAGTTTCTAAGAATGCTCAGCTGGCTATGGATATTCTCCACACACAACCTGGCGCTGAATACGCTTCTGGATCTTGGTGGCAGCCATTCAACGCTGTGACTTACTTAACAGACCATCTTGCAGGTCGCTCGGTGGATAGCCGCCTGACATCAGCTTGGTATGGTCAAAATAAAACATTGAAAACAAAAGCTCTCAATACTGCACTCGAGATGGCTGGATAAGGATAACATTATGGCTCGTCGTAAAGAAAACGCTAAAGCGCGAATGTCTAAGAAACAAGAATTTATTATCAACTCCAAGCATCTTGGCGACGAGCCTATTCTTAAAGAAGGATACACCAGTTGCGAGATGACAGTTGCACTCAACTGGTGTAACTACATGTATTCGGTTAATGACGCCAGGAAGTTTATCGAAGAATACCTTAAATCTTCAGACCGTAAAGAGGATTTAGTTCAATTTAATAGGGTCAATGATTCTAATGTAACCCGTTCCGTTGCTTGGGTCGCTAGGTTAATAAACAATGGCAGTGAAGTGTCTGACCGATCTATTGAATATTTCGAAGAACTTCTGGGAAAAATACTAAGTTCTGCGGAGAAACCAAAGAAAGTTGTAGTTGATAACATTAAAGAAACTAAAAAAGTTATTTCTATCCAAGAAAGAATGGCTATCAAATCCGGCGAGCTCATCGCTGAGATTGAAGAGTTGGTAGACCACTGGCAATCAAAAACTGATTTTTCTTTTTATGAGTGGTTAGTGGAAAGGAATATCCCCGCGGCTTATGGAGCGTCTATCATCAACTATTATGGTCCAATTTTAATGGAGTTAGTCGAGGCCAAAGAAGGCGAGTGCGACCAGCTGAATGAAGCTTATTCTTACCTGAAGAAAAAAGAATTGACCAGTTTAGTTAGATTTATTGCAATGATTGTTGATGATACAGAGAAGTATTCTACTAACGTCAAGAAAACCAGAAAACCGAGCAAACCAAGAAAGGTGTCTGTTGAGAAAAAACTAAAGAATCTTAAATATAAAAAAGAAGACAAGGAGTATAAGATAGCTTCTATTAATCCAGAAAAGATGTTAGGTTCTCAAGAAGTTTGGATGTTTAACACGAAATATAAAACTATCACTGTTATTCGTGCTATGAATCATGATGGTATTCAAGTCAAAGGTACAAGCCTAATTAATTATGATGTTGAAAGTTCCCAGACTAAGAGAACTGGTAGAAAAGCAGAACACTTTATCAGTAGAGCGCTGAATGGTGGTAAGGTAGTGCTCCGGAAGCTCATGGATGAGATGGATAAAGAAACAAACCTAGCTTATAGACTCAACGAGAATACTATTATTCTTCGGGTGTGTTAGTGGGGTTTGTGGATAATTACTCGCTATTTATATTATTACCATATAAATATAATAATCCCCGCTTCGAAGGGGTAATACTACAAAGGTAAATATGACCTATGACACAATTGATTGATCCAGAAAAATTCACTAACGTCACAAATCTTCTTCGTTCTTTTTTTGCAAAAAAAGGGTTTCAAGAAGTTCACACTCAAAATCGTCTTAGCATTCTAGCTGCCTGCGAAGACCCATTCAACGTCGCTACTTATAACTATGAGGGTAAAGTTTGGCCGTTACCGCAAACCGGCCAGATGTGGTTAGAGCACGAATTATTGTCCAAGCCTTCTTCGAAAGGCTTTTTTTGTGTCAGTACCTCATACCGCCAAGAGCCTAACGCTATCCCTGGCAGACACGATACTATTTTCCCGATGTTCGAATTTGAAATGCCAGGCGATATTTATGATTTGAAGGAAATGGAATATGAATTGGTGGAATACTTAGGATTTGATAAGCCTACAGAAAAAAGGTATGTTGAATGGCAAGAACACTATGGTATAGAGGGCGAGATTGAAGCTGGACACGAGACAACTATGTTTAATGATTTCGGTAGCACAATGATCACTGACTTCCCAGAGTCCACAAGCCCATTTTGGAATATGAGTAGATACAATATCTTCCAAAGTAAGACCCAATACAGTAAAAAGATTGATGTTATCCTTGGCGGTATGGAAACAATTGGTAGTGCTGAACGGAGTTCAGATATAGATAAAATGCGCGACACTTTCTACACTATCACAGACGGCGCGTACTCGAATCTATTATTCTCATTGTTCGGTAAGGACAGAGTTGAGGCTGAACTTGAAGAGTTCTTTAAGTTTGATTTCTTCCCTAGAGTTGGTGGTGGTATTGGACTAACTAGACTCATCTCGGCTATGGATAAACAGAATGTGCGATAAGTGTGACCGAAAAGTGATACACGAAACCACAGATAAAATGTACAAAATACAGTGTGGTGGGTGTCACAAACCAATCTACGGTGACCCAGAAAAAGACTGTGAGCAGTTTATCTTGTCACCAGTAAGAGGGAATAAATAAAGAATACTATCAAAAATATAACGATTGATAGTTAATTTAGGCGATGTATGAGATATTACGGACTCGGCTTCGATGCCGACATCTCCACCATAAAGCGCGTATTAAATATGTGTTTTATTTCGGGGATGAAATGGATTCGACGTGTGTTAATTACAAAGTTTAGTTATCGGGATCTAAGCGCCGTTACCGCGAAGAAAAACTATAATTGCAAATGACAATTATCAAATTATGGCTATGGCTGCTTAGGTAGCATAGTTCGGGGTGACCCACCAGACCTAGCAACAGAACTGGTGGGGTTTTCTGATCAGAAAATACTCAAACACTTCCATTGAAAGGGAAAAAATGATTAAAAATTTTATTGAGAAAGTTGACGGGTTCTTCGGTATCGCTAAAAGTGGCAGTAATGTAAGAACTGAAGTCATGGCTGGTCTGGCCACGTTTTTGACTATGGCGTATATCACAGTAGTCAATCCTGCCATTCTATCAACCGAAGGCACTGGTATGCAGTTCGGTGCTGTATTTACAGCTACTATTATCGCCGCTGTTGTCGGTACACTTATTATGGGTCTATATGCAAAATGGCCTGTTGCTCTAGCTCCTGGTATGGGGTTGAACGCATTCTTTGCGTTTGGTGTTATTTTTGGTATGGGTTACACATATCAACAAGCGCTCGCGGCGGTATTCATTGCAGGACTGGTGTTCGTAATCCTTAGTGTGACGCCGGTGAGGAAACACATGATCAATGGTATCCCAAAATCCATGAAGTATGGTATTGGTGCTGGTATTGGTTTGTTCCTAGCTATTATCGGTCTTAAGAACGCTGGTGTGGTCGTAGACAATCCAGCAACGCTAGTGGGTCTGGGTGACATCTCAAGCTGGCCAGTTCTCCTAGCTGGACTTGGTTTTGCAACCATGGCAATTGCTGATAAACGTAAGATCCCTGGAGCTATTATTATTGGCGTGATGTTGACGAGTCTTGTGGCTTGGATCTTCGGTATTTCGGAAATCAATGGTATTGTTGGTAGTATCCCAAGCCCTGTGCATGCTTTCAGCATGGACTTTAGCTTGATCGCCACATCAGGGTTTATTGGTGTAGTATTTGCGTTCTTGTTCGTGGACTTCTTCGATACAGCTGGTACACTCACAAGTGTGGCCAACATGACAGGAAAAGTCAATAAAGATGGAACTGTCAAAGATGTACATAAAGCTGTACTAGCTGACTCGGTAGCAACTACTGTCGGCGCTCTAGTCGGCACCAGTAACACCACTTCATACATCGAATCTGGTGCTGGAGTTAAAGAAGGTGGGCGTACTGGGTTAACTGCAGTCGTAGTAGCTGTATTATTCGCTCTATGTTTGTTCTTCGCGCCGCTGGCTCAAAGTATCCCAGCTTTTGCGACGGCTCCTGCGCTTGTGTTCATTGCGGCATACTTCTTGAAGAATATCAAAGATATTGATTGGGATGACGTTAGTGAATATGCGCCAGCTGTTCTAGCGGCTATTATCATGCCTCTAACATTTAGTATCGCTTATGGTATTGCACTTGGTTTTATCGCGCACGTTGTGATTAAATTCCTGAGTGGAAAGCGCAAAGATTTAAATGTTGGATCAATTGGAATCGCGGCGGTAAGTGTCTTGTACTTCTTGGTAGTATAAAATACTTTTAAAACTTTATGTGAAAGCACCACTTATTAAGTGGTGCTTTTTTTTAATTTAATGCTTGACTTTATTGTTTTAATAACGTATAATAGATTATAATTTAATAAAGGAATGAAGATGTTAAAGTTCTTTACAGATAAAAAATGGTGGCCGTGGTCGATTGGTGGTACGATTGTTATTGTGGCTGCTGTGTACACCATCGTAAGGCTTGACGTCATGATTAATGAATGGTTTGGTGCATTCTACGATCTTTTACAAAAAGCTCTCTCAGCACCAAATGCTGTTTCTCTGGGTGAATTCAATTCACAGTTAATTACCTTCTTTACTATTGCAGGTGTATATGTGATCATTAATACAGTGTTCAACGGCTTCTTGGTGAATCACTGGACTTTTCGTTGGAGACAAAGTATGGCAGAATACTATCTTGCCAACTGGGCGAAAGCGCGTAAGGTAGAAGGCGCAAGCCAACGCTTACAAGAAGACACACTAAAGTTTGCTCGTATCACAGAATCTCTTGGTATCGGACTGCTCGAATCTATTCTGATGCTTGGTGCTTTTATACCTGTACTTTGGGTGTTATCCGAAAAGATTACTGTCCTGCCGATCGTAGGCGAGGTTAGTCAATCCCTAGTTTGGGTCGTGATTCTCACTGCTCTCGGTGGCACTGTAGTGCTGACATTGGTTGGACACAAGCTTCCTGGAATTGAATATGATATTCAAAAAGCCGAGGCTGCTTACCGCAAAGAGCTAGTAATTGGTGAAGATGATTCGACCAGAGCGAAGAAAGCTGATGTAGATTTCCTATTCAGAGATGTAAAGAAAATACACTTCCGTTCATATATGCATTACTTCTACTTCAATATTGCAAAATGGTCATATATCCAAGGTATGGTAATCGTACCATATGTTGCTTTGGCGCCAACTATTGTAACGGGCGCGATCACTCTCGGTGTTGTGTCACAAACATCAAGGGCTTTCGGTAAAGTTGCGGAAAGTCTCCAGTATGTAGTGAGAAGTTGGACGCAGATTGTAGAAGTAATTTCTGTTTATAAAAGGCTGTCCGAGTTCGAGTCAAAAATTAATGACTGAAACTATTATTATATCCAACAAGGGAGAATTTAGATGACCGAAATGCCCGTAATGAGAAACACCATACAAGAAATCATTAAAACACACCCAACGGAAGAGCCGTTATATGTTTTTGATCCAATGGAACTAGAGAAAACATATAATGAATTTAATGACAATTTCAACGGGATGGTTACATTTGCTGTAAAATCTAACCCACATGCATTAATCCTAGAAAAGCTTTTGGATCTAGGCATTAAAGGATTCGATGTAGCTTCGATAGCAGAAATTGAACTCACTAAAAACCTATCAGCTGATATGGGTTTTTATACCGCACCTGATATGCATTACAACAATCCCATCAGGAGTGATTATGAAAATTCTTGCGCTTTATCATTAGGAGTCCGATCATTCGTAATTGATTCTTATTCAGAGCTTTTTAAATTAGCAGAGGCTTGTGATGATACTGGAATATCAACCAGGGAGGTCGAAGCCACTATTCGTTTCTACGTATACGTTCCGGACGCCGCTGGGTACGATTTCAGTACTAAATTTGGAGCGAATGCTGATAAGTCTATTTCGCTTCTAAAGAGTGCTGCAGATCTTGGTTTCCAGCTTGCAATTACGTCGCATCCTGGGTCCCAATGTAAACGAGCAGAAACATTTGCGATATATATGAAAACTGCAAGAGATATTGTTGTCTCTTCCGGTCTCGTATATGATGTCAAGAGAATGAATGTTGGTGGTGGGTTTCCTATTGGATTTCCGTTACAAGAAGTTGATACGTTCGATCAGTATATGTCAAAGATCGAAGGCACTACAGCAGAACTATCAAAGAGCGGATGGACGCCTGATTTGATATGCGAGCCAGGGAGAGGTATGGTAGCATCATGTGTTAGTTTGATCACACAAGTCAAGGCTATCAAGGAAGACGGTAGAATCTATATTAATGATGGCAAGTATGGAGCTTTTGAAGAGTGTCGAACCCTCAAGTTAATCCCTAAATTCGAAGTCGTTGATCATGAAGGTAATCCAAAAACCTCAACAAACACTCGGCCTAGATCAATATTCGGACCGACATGTGATTCGGATGATGTGATGCCGTATGAATTAGACATGCCATTGGGTTTAATGCCAGGCGATCATATCGTTTTCTATAACATGGGTTCTTATGGCTCAGCAACAACAACAGATTTTAACGGTTACTGCAGTAGAAACTACATAACAATTGAGGATTATTAAAAATGAAAATCGAAAATGGACCATTTAAAGACGCATTAGATAGTGACAACGTCGGCGTCATTCTAAGGGAGATTATTACATATCGTAAAAAGGGCGATATGCTAGTACGGGAAGTTGTGACTCGGAATTACCGTGTAGGTGGTGATTACCACGATACAACTACCATGACCCCAATAACTTATAATCTCATGACAGGAGTAGTATAATAATGCAATTAGATCTAACGCCAGACGAAACAGTTATTTACGATCAGAATTTATTTGTTCTTGAGATCGAGAGAATTAATAATGAGACAGGTGTAGGGTACATCGATTCAGTAGTGCATTGGTGTGAGAAAAACAATCTAGATATTGAGACTGCTGCTTACTGGGTGAAAAGGAACCCAACTATCAAATCTAAGATCCAGGCCGAGGCTGAAGATATTAATGTTCTCAAAAGAGGGGCACAATTACCAATATGACCGGATTCGAATCCTATCAAATATACTTAGCTATGAAAAATCACTTCACTAAAGACGGATATGATTTCTTCAAGTATAACGGTAAAGTTAGGGTTAAAGAATCTTCGTTCATTAAGAGGAATGATAAGTTGTTTTTTGAGAAATTAGCCAAGCACGATGATCCATATGGATTGCTTGTGTCTAATCTCTCCCAAAACCCTAAACTATGGATAAGAGACATTTCTTATAGTGATGCTGCTAATGAAACGTATATCAAGTGGTTGAAGATCCAACAATCAATGAAGTACACAGTAAAACAAGACTTAGCTAAACTACATCAAAGTTTTGATGATAATTTTATTATCAAAGCCAACGAACACCCAATACTGCTGAGAGCGTATCTGGGTGGTGAAATAACTCTAGAAACTATATGTTTACTTCTAGAGTTATCCAAAGCTTCTAAACATTGGAATTCCAAATTACAGTATGATTTGATCTATGAGGAATTAAAAATGAAGTTTCGGAAATACACGCCATTTATTAAAACTGACCGTGTAGAAATTAAAAAAATAATTGTAGATTATTACAATTAACACTTGACTTTAATACGAAAACAGGGTATAAATACTTATCAGTTCGCAAAGGGCTGGTAAACTTGTAATATAACGCAAATACAACGCAAATACGGAGAATATATATATGTTAGATTTTTCTACACTCAAAGCCAACTCTGGCAAAAAAACACTCGATCAACTTACTTCAAAGTTAGCTTCCGTTTCTGGTGGTGAATCCAAATCAGGTGATGAGAACTTCTGGAAACCAACAGTAGACAAAGCAGGAAACGGTTACGCTGTAATTCGTTTTCTACCAGCGCCTGTTAATGAGGATGTTCCATTCGTTCGAGTCTTTGATCATGGTTTCCAAGGTCCAGGTGGTTGGTATATCGAGAAGTCTTTGACCACTCTAGGCCAAGACGATCCTGTTTCACAATATAATAGTAAACTGTGGAACAGCGGTATTGAATCGGATAAGGATATCGCCCGTAAACAAAAGCGTCGTCTACAATTCTACTCAAACATCTATGTTGTGCAAGATCCTGGTAATCCTGCTAATGAAGGTAAAGTCTTTCTATATCGTTATGGTAAAAAGATCTTTGATAAATTGAACGAAGCTATGAATCCTCAGTTCGAAGACGAACAAGCTATCAACCCATTTGATTTTTGGGCTGGCGCTAACTTCAAACTCAAGATTCGACAGGTCGAGGGATATCGTAACTACGATAAATCCGAATTTGATTCTGCATCTCCTTTACTTGAAGATGATTCAGAACTTGAAGCTGTTTGGAAAAAAGAACACTCACTAGCTGAGATCATTGATCCTAATAACTTCAAGAGCTATGCTGAACTGAAGACCAAACTAGCTCGAGTTCTTGGTGAGGGTGCAGAACCACACGCCGCACCACAGCCAGTAGCTAGTGCTCCTGTATCCCCTGCTGCAGTATCAGCGGAGTCACTCCCTTGGAATGACACCCCTCAACAAGTAGCGGAGGCGACGCCTATGGCTTCAGCTTCTTCATACCAACAATCTAATGACGATGAAGATGACGAATCATTGGCTTTCTTTAAGAATCTAGCTAACGACTAAACTATGGGAGAGAGTCTAGACTCTCTCCTTTTTTATATACATAAAGGAAATAATATGAAAAAAACAACTATTAATAAAATCTTACTGGTTACGGCTGTATGCTTTATAGTTTTCGTCGCCTTATTCAATTACAACAAAACTGAAACTGTACCTGAAACTACCGTTGAAGAACGCAGTGTAGTAGTCGGCGAATAGATAAACATTCGAATAAATGGCGTTTGTGAGCGATGGGGTAAAGCCATCAAGCAAACAAAAGGATTATAAAAATGGAAGCACTGACTTTATGGAGCGCTATTGGGTTCCTCCTGGCAGCATATGCTGTTATTGCTAATGATTCAGTACAGACTTTGGGTACATGGATCGCGAGTAACAATGAAAAGTTTAACTGGAAAATTATGTGGGCTGCTGCTTCAGCAGTCTTATTGTGGGCGTTGTGGTATGGATATATCATGCATGGCGATATAACTTATGGTCGTCTGAACAAGATACCATTCGAAGGTGTTCATTGGTATCACGCAATGGCGCCATTGGTGTTGTTACTATTAACAAGAATCGGTGTGCCTGTATCCACAAGCTTCTTAGTTCTGAGCGCATTCGCCACTACATTTGTCCTTGAGCAAATGCTTATCAAATCTATGATGGGGTATGTAGTGGCTGCAACAGCCGCCTACTCTATCTGGTATGTTATAAGTCGTTGTATGGATGAAGCAAAACCAGTCAAAGAAGACCATAAGACTTATTGGAGAGTAGCCCAATGGGTGACAACAGGTTTCTTATGGTGGACTTGGTTAAGCCATGACATGGCGAATATTGCCGTGTTCCTACCACGCGAAATGACTATAGATTTAATGTTAATGATCAGTGTGGTTTTTGTCGGCGGGCTTTGGTTCATGTTCCGTGAAGGTGGTGGTAAGATCCAAAAGATCGTATTGGAAAAGCATAATACTCGTTATGTCCGAAGCGCGACTATTATTGATCTAGTGTATCTTGTTATCTTATACTTCTTCAAAGAACTTAATGACATCCCAATGTCGACCACGTGGGTGTTTGTCGGTATGTTGGCTGGGCGCGAGTTTGCTATTGCATCCTTTATTGGTAAGGAAAAAACACGTAGTGTCTTTCCATTCCTAG